TCAAGACACGCACAGCTATTGAAAAAGAAATCAACTGGGTTGAAAAAGATTTAGGTAAGTTTGTAAGTAAACGTAAGTTTTAAATATAATGTTTATAATAGTTCAAGATATTATAAATGAAGCACATGAAGATGTGGAAAGTTTTGATTGCTTTGATCTATTGACTACACCTACAGGTATTCCCATAAAATTTAATACAGAGGTAGAGGCGGTAAAGTTTTTAAGTTCACTGGGTATTACAGAGCTGTACCCAGATAGCTTTCAAGCTGAAGAAGGAGAGATTAGAATTGACAGAGTTCACTGAAGAATATAATGGATATGTAGCACAGCTACACCAGAATATAGCTACCTTAAAATTACAGTTAAGAGAAGTAACTGATGCCAATAAACAACTCCGAAAGGAATTGTCTATCGCAAAGCAGGGTAACGCTCCAACTAATTTATGGGCTGAGTTGCATGATGGCAGAGATACATAACTTTTATGCTCACTGGAAAAAGAAGCAGGAGACTTTAAGAAAATCTCTTGGATATCCTGCTGATCTATGGTATACTATGTTAGACAATGGGTATGAACCTACAAACGAGGAAGACGTTGAGAAATTTATAGAAGACATGATGGATAATGAGTAAAAATTTTTGGCAGAAAGAACGATCATCTATACTGAGGAACCTTGTTCGCCAGTATAAAGAAGAAGGCTATGATATTAAAGAGGCTCGCCACTTAGCTAAGATTGAGCTTAATGAAATCATGGAAGACAAAGAAGACTTTGTTAGAAATCTTTGGGAAGAAACTTTTGAAGATGTATAACTTAGTATATAAGAATAAAATCTTGAAGAACTACAGGACTAGACGTGAGGCACAACAAGAGCTTGACGACAGGCAGGGCTTGTGCTATATGTTAAGACTACGAGACCATGAGACCTACTCAATTGCAAAAGGAAAGACCAATGCAACCCGAAGAACAAGGAAGGAAAGGGCCGTGTCCCAAGTGTGATTCTTCTGACGCCAACCATCACTACAATGATGGACACACCTTCTGCTTTAGCTGTAAAACTTATCAACATCCAAAGGAAGTCACGACTATGGCTACTAGATTACCAATACAACAGACTGTGGCGGCGATGGCGGCTACTCCACCTACGCCACTTACTGAACTAACATCTAGCAAGATGGCTGAGTATAATGATATTGCAGATCGCAAGATACTGAGAGATACAGCCAAGAAGTATGGCACCCTCACAAAAAAGAAGGGGTCCATGACAACACACCATGTCTATCAGTACTATGATACGAATGGTAACCATATCTGTAATAAGGTACGTGACACAGCCAACAAAAAGTTCTGGTCTGAAGGACAGATGACCAGTGCTGGCCTCTTTGGTCAGAATGTATTCACTCAGAAGGGTAAGTTCGTTACCGTTTGTGAGGGTGAGGTAGATGCTATGTCTGCCTATCAAATGATGGGGTCTAAGTGGCCTGTCGTTTCCCTGAAGAATGGTGCAGCATCAGCAGTGTCTAACTGTAAGCAATCTTTTGAGTACCTCAATCAGTTTGATCAGGTAGTCTTATGCTTTGACAATGACAAGGCTGGCAAGCAAGCAGCTGCTGATGTGGCTGAAATCTTTGAGCCTAACAAGTGCAAGGTTATGAACCTAGACTTGAAGGATGCCAATGAATACCTCAAGGTGGGTAAGTCAGAAGACTTTATGACTGCATGGTGGGGCGCTAAGTCCTTCACCCCTGCTGGGATTGTCAACCTGCATGATCTAGGTGATAGTCTGTACGATGAGAGCTACTGCGAGACCTGTCTCTACCCTTGGACACAGTTGAATGAGAAGACCTATGGCATGAGGACGGGTGAGCTAGTGACGTTCACCAGTGGTGCTGGTATGGGTAAGTCCAGTATCATGCGTGAGCTAATGCACCACCTACTTATGAATACCAAAGATAACATTGGTATCTTGGCAATGGAAGAAAGCATACGCAATACAGCTTTCAATATCATGTCAGTGGAGGCCAATGCTAGGCTCTATATCAAAGAAGTACGTGATCAATATACCAAGGCACAGTTAACAGAGTGGCAAGATAAAACTATAGGTAGCAAGAGGTTCTTTGCCTTTGATCACTTTGGTTCTATCAGTAACGATGAAATCTTAGGCCGTGTTCGTTACATGGCAAAGGCACTAGGAACTAAGTGGGTTATCCTTGACCACCTATCTATCTTGGTATCAGGTCAGGAAGACAACGGCGATGAACGTAAGTCAATTGACATTCTAATGACTAAGCTGCGTTCTCTGGTTGAAGAAACAAACATAGGCTTGCTACTTGTGAGCCACCTACGTCGGCCAAGCGGTGATCGTGGGCATGAGGATGGCCGTGAGGTATCACTGTCACACCTGCGTGGGTCTGCCAGCATTGCACACCTATCTGACGCAGTGATTGCACTGGAGCGTAACCAACAGGCAGACGATGAGCAAGCAGCCAACACCACCACCATACGTATCTTGAAGAACAGGTATACTGGTGACACTGGTGTCGCTTGCTACTTGCATTACGATAAAGATACTGGTAGGATGACACAGATTGATAACCCTTTTACGGAGGATGAGTAATGGCTTGGTTAGATAAAGAAAAAGAAAAAAAATGGAGCAGAGAATATAGGAAAAGCCGATACCACAATGATCCTGAGTTTAAAGAAAAAGAAAAAGCTAGGAGAAGAAAGTATACCGCCAATCATCCTGAGCAAACGAAAGAACATTGGCAGAAATGGAAAGAAAAAACTGATATCTTAGGTTCTGATGCTTTCTTTACAGCCCGGTTAAGCACTATAAGAGGCAGAGCAAAAGGAAAAGGACATGATTTTAATATAACTAAAAAATATCTTAAAGATATATTTCCAAAAGATAAGAAGTGTCCAGCACTAGGAATAGAATTTCAATTAGGAAGTGAAGGTGGTAGGGCGACTTCACCTAGTGTTGATCGTATTGATAATTCAAAAGGTTATATAAAAGGTAACATAGTTTGGGTATCTTCTTTAGCTAATATGATTATGACATCTGCTACACCTCAACAAGTTTTAGATGTGGCTTATTTTTTTAAACAGCAAGTGGAAAATAAAGAATGAACCAACATGAGAAACAACAACAGAACAAAATGGAGAAGAAGAATGACTACAATGGGTAAACGTAAACAATTTGACAGAGCTTTATATCAAGTAGCTGACAGGGATGCCAAGCAAGCTACCCTGAAGTATATTAAAGATATGAACTATACTACTATTGATACTACAGAGAGGAAAGACTTTGATATTGTCTGCAAAGCTACAGAAAATATTCACCACCTCTATGAAGTAGAGATTAAGTATTCTTGGAAGGGTGAGTGGAACCCTAGTTGGAAAGAAGTACGTATCCCTTATCGTAAGAACCGCTTGCTACTTAAGTGGAAAAAGGAATATCCTGATGCACTCTTTACATTTATAGTATGGCGTAGCGACTGCAAACAGGCGTGGCATATTGACGCAAATATTTTACTTGACTGCGAAGTAGAAGAAGTATCTAATAGAAACATCAGAGAGGGTGATAAGTTCTTTCATATACCTGTGGAGGATGCTTGTCTCATTAAGGTATAATGACAACAGCTATAGTTGATATTGAAACAGATAGTTTAAATGCAACAAAGATACACTGTATCGTAGCAAGAAGTTATAAAACTAATAAGGTTAAGGCGTGGGTAGGGCAGGAGTGTTCGGAGTTTGCTAGTTGGTCGCAGCAGATTGATACCTTTGTAATGCACAATGGTATTAGCTTCGACGCTCCTGTCCTGAATCGTTTACTTGGATGTAACATAAAGCTTAGTCAGATACGTGACACTCTCATTGAGTCACAGCTTTATAATCCAATACGTGATGGTGGTCACTCTCTTGAAGCTTGGGGTAAAACCCTTGGCTTTGAGAAGGGTGACTTCCATGACTTCGCACACTACTCACCTGAAATGTTAGAGTATTGTAAGCGTGACACAGAAGTAACACGCCTTGTAGCACAGAAGTTAGAGGTAGAAGGTAAACCGTTCAAGCCTAAAGCTTACGAGCTAGAGTGTAAAGTCAGGGCTATCATAGATAAGCAGCAGAAGAATGGCTTTGCTTTTAAAATAAAAGAAGCTATGATCTTACAGGCTCAGTTACAAGATGAACTGTCTACACTGGAGCGTAAGGCAGAAGAAGACTTTGAACCAACTGAAGTAGTACTAAAGACTAAGACTAAATACATACCCTTCAATATAGCAAGTCGTAAGCAGATAGCTGATAGACTACAAGCTAAAGGGTGGGAGCCTACTCAAATGACTGAGAAAGGTAATGTAATTATTAATGAAGCAGTCTTGTCTAAGATTAAATTACCTGAAGCTAAGATGTTCAATAGATATTTTCTATTGCAGAAACGCACTGGTCTACTAAAGTCTTGGATCATGGCATGTCAAGAAGATAACCGTGTACGTGGTAGTGTGATGACGCTTCGTACTATAACTGGAAGGATGGCACATGCAGTTCCTAATATGGCACAAGTTCCCGCTGTCTATAGCCCTTACGGCAAAGAGTGCAGAGGACTATGGACAGTTGATGATACATCTAAGTATCGTTTGGTAGGTGTGGACGCCAGCGGTCTTGAGCTAAGATGCTTGGCACACTACATGAATGACCCTGAGTATACCAATATTGTATTGACGGGTGATGTACATACAGCTAACCAAGAAAGAGCAGGTCTTAAGACACGGGATCAAGCCAAGACATTTATCTATGCTTTCCTCTATGGTGCTGGTGCAGCAAAGATTGGTAAGGTAGTAGGTGGTACAGCCAAGCATGGACAACAGTTGATAACTAGGTTCTTGAATAACATGCCAGCCCTTAAGCATCTTAGGATGTTGGTCAGTAAAGAAGCTGCTGGTGATACAATAAAAGCTTTAGATGGTAGGCTGCTACACATTAGATCAGAACATGCAGCACTTAACACTTTACTTCAGGGTGCTGGTGCTATAGTATGCAAGCAGTGGCTTGTTCACATCATGGAACGAGTCATTAAAGCTAAGTTAGATGTAAGATTAGTTGCCTCAATACATGATGAGTATCAGTTTGAAGTAGCTATCCCTGACATAGAAAGATTTTGTAGGCTAACAAAGGAGGCAATGACACAGACAACAAAGACACTGAAGATGAAGTGTGAATTAGACTGTGATTATAAAGTTGGAAAAACATGGGCTGATACACATTAAGTAGTTGACACTCCAAATCAGGTAGTGTATACTGATGGAGTTATAGTAGTAGACAAACACAATATCAACAGCCACAATAGTGTGGCACTAAACACAAGGAAAATTAATATGCCTCCAATTCAACCTCTATATTTAACTGGTAAATGCTATTGGGCCTCTGTCGTAGAGCCTAACAGCACGTTTGAACCTGCTTGGCAAGTCGATCTCTGCCTTGATGCAGATACCAAAGCTTTAGTAGAAGGTGCAGGTCTAAATGTACGTAACAAAGAAGATGAACGTGGTGAGTTTGTCACGTTGAAACGTAAGGTGCAGGGTAAGAACGGTCCACGTTCAGCACCTACGGTAGTGGATTCCCAAAACAATCCTTGGGATAAGAAACTTATTGGGAATGGCAGTGTGGTTACAGTAAAGGCACTTCCCTTTGAGTGGAACTATGCAGGTAAGGCAGGTGTGTCTGCTGATCTTGCAGCAGTTCAAGTCGTTGAGTTGGTTGAGTATGCTATGGATAAAGACTTTGATGTTGTGGAGGGTGGCTATATTAATAACGCTGCCTCTGAGATGTCAGATGATATTCCGTTTGGCAACTAGGTAAAGGTGGGGTGCTGCATTTTTTTAAGTGTTAGTGTAGCACCCCAATCCTATTATGAAAAATATTAATACAATAGTAGAAGATATCTATGAGTTATTTAATCTCACACCTATA